GGAGGAAGCTCAAAGATTGCAAGGGGTGGCGAATGAACTGGCTGGAAGGCAGGCCGATTTTTATGATTACATTGATATGCGGTGGACTTTAGGTGAATTTGCGGTGAGTAGCGCCGAGCTGGGGCAACACTTTAACCTGACGACCAACAAGATCAGTCGTTACTTGAAACAACTCGTTACAAAAGGCTTGATCGCCTGCTGTGGTCATACTGAGCCAGGAATCGATGGTGGTAGGCCGAGTCCTCTGTATAGACCCTCTCCAGAAACTGGGTTAGAAACGTTAGAAACGTTAGAAACCTCCGCCTCTACACACGAAATAAGGAGTTTATCACCTTTCTCACCTTTAAAACCTGATATAGCGGAGGAAGGTTTATCACCCAAGTCGCCAGTACAGCGTCTTATGTCCGATAACACCTGGCAATCTGGATGGCTTGTGCGCGATGGATCTAACCCACACTCAGTCGCCATTGAAAAAGTCGGCAACCCTATGTACGTCATTCGCAATATGCGCTGGGGAATTGACCTGAAAGTCGCGGACAGTCATTTCGCGTCAAACGTTAGCGATTCGACAAAAGAGTTTTAATATCGCGCGGACTAGCTACTATATGAAAGTCGAGCCTGGGTGATGACAGGCTTGGCCCCTGGAGGAGAGGCCAGGTGATCGGGGAAAAGGTGGGGGGTCGCGATGCAGTTATGCTCGTGCCCCCGCTTTTTTTTGATAAGATCCGCTTATCCCAAAACTTTTTTGTATTTGTGATAATAATTTGATATACTTTGTTTTCGTGATACCATTAACTGGTCCTGCTTAATTCACTTGTTCCTCGACCTTTCCCCTCAAAACAATGAAGACATTAAATCATTGGCTATCAAATCTGTATATGCAGATCGAATTAGAGAGAAATCAAAAACCTTTGAATTGCGGACTTACCCGCCTGGCATTCTCCCAGGAAGCTGGTGCGCTTTGTATGAGACAGCTCCAACAAAGGCGATTCAAACAGTCTTCAAGGCGGGCCGAACATTCAAGCTAACTCCTAACGAAGCCTGGGAAATGCACTCCACAAATTTTGGAATTGATTTCGACTCCTACTTTAGGTATTTTAGAAGGCGAGCCTGGACCTATGGAGTTGAGATAGCGGATGTAAGATCTTTTGAGGCCGTCTCGCTTTATGAGTTAAGAGAATCGCCAGGTTTTACAGTTCCACAAATGTGTCAGAAATTAAAAACGACACATCAGAGGATCTTATCAGCCACTGACAAACTATAAGAAATTCTGACTACGACTCACTTTTTTGTGTGTTACCATGTTTTCGTCTGCTTCGCAGACTTTCCTCTATCCCCGATTCTATCATGATTTCAAGACGTGTGCGTCCATCTCAGGACCCTTTGATTTTCAACAACTTACAACTATTGTCGTTTGGCGTGTTAGAAAATTATAAAGACGATTTATTTGTTCATGATCGTGAAATTCTAAAGAAAAATGTCGAGCCTGGCACTTCATGGCTGTGGATTGTTCACAAAAATGGTACACATCTTGCCCGATGGGATGAGGATGCTTATGCCGGTTCAACATCATCACATGTGGAGTGTCTTGTAAGATCTCTGGTCAGAGGCGATTGGTCAAACAATAGTATCCACATTTTTCACGTTATTGAGATCAAGGACGACGGAGCTCATGGGTGGGTTACAGGCCGACTTGATATAGATGATATTGCAAGGGCTCTGCCGCGTCCACTTCCTCAACCCAAGCTGCCTGGCGAAAAAATTGAGCAACAAGTTTACTCGGCTCACACTGGTTTAGTTCAGGCTCTTCAACCGGCCTCAGTGGCTTGAGATGATGAGACACAATTTAGCTTATTCATTTGAAGCCGACTTTGCCAATGTTTTTTACGTTGAGCAAGACGAGACTTTAGTAGCTTGTGACTGTGAAGACAACTCAGTTGAGTTGCACAATATAAATCGCGAACGAATGATAAGGCTTGTCCGCAATTGGGTGTGCAACAAGGCGATTCAATCTCCAAATATAAATGAAAAACCCTGGGAAAGGTCAGAGATGTCCGAGCATGAGATGAGAAATCTACATGAAATAAATTCGGCACTTAATTGTTTCCTAGGGTCGCCACCAGGCAAAAGTGAAGTAGTTATTGCGATGGAACTGAAGGAAAAAGGCCGACAAAAGAAGGCGTGACCAGTTCGTATTTTAAAAAACCATTTCCCCGACCAACAACAATGAAAACCAAACTAATTACGACTCCAGATTTTCCTAGTCTCGGCGCACTTGTGTTCTCACGCGGAGTTGCAGCTAGGTCAGAGGCCGATGCAGTATTCTGCGATTCTGTCAGTTATCGCCTGCAGCTTTTCAGGAACGGTGATTGGGGCGATATTGATGAGGAGAATTGGGACCAAAATGTCCAAACTTGCAAACAGGCAATTGGCGGTCAATTGCTTGGTCAATACAAGCTACCTGATGGATCAAGAATTTGGATTCTCACAGTTGGCTACGCCAGACAGATACTCGGCCATGATTATTGTTACACTACGATTCTGTTCCCTGACGAATACTGATGCCTCGCCACAAAGCTGCAAACTGGAACGGCTTAACTGAGACTCTCAAGCGAGCTGAAACTTCACAAAATCGACTTTGCCCCTTCTTCACCCAACTATGTCACAACAACACAACTCGCCCAATTGGTTACACAGAAGAAATAATGGCGAGCAATTTCAACGAAGCGTGCGCAATGGCCGCCAATATTTGGGAAGGCAAGATTCCACCGGGCATCAGCTACATGGTATGGGGCACTGGTGGAAGCATAAAATTGATAATGCCGATCCAATGAGAAAACCAAGCATCTTAACCGATAATGAGATTTGTTCGTTAATTATTATGATGGAGGATATTAAGGGCGAGTTCAAGGGCGCTGGTGATTATAAGTTACCAGAGTTCTATGAGACGATCAGAGTTAAGTTACAAAATATGCATAAGTCGCGTTATAAAGCTCCATAAATATCGCTCATGGATGCAATATGCTCGGCCCCTTGACAAGGGGCTTTTTTTTATGTATATTAAAAGAGTCAATCAATTCACTGATTGATTCTCTCTCACTCCCCGATTTATTATGGCTTCTGAATTTACTGATGGCGTTATTATGCAAGGCGAACAAGCCTGGCATGGCCTCGGACAAAACATTGAGGGCACACTCCCCGCAAGGGAGGCATTCACCCGAGCTAATGCACTGTTTACAGTCGAAAAAGCTCCACTGCTATTTCGTAACCCTATCACAGGTGTTGAGTCGGCCTCTGAGCACAGATGTGCGACTTACAGAACAGACACAGGCGATCAGCTTGGCACTGTTAGCCTCAATTATGAGGTGATTCAGAACGAGGAACTTTGCAGGTTTGCAGAGATGCTCCGTGATGACTGTGAAATGGACACAGTAGTCGTACTTAAGGGTGGAGCCAAGGTCGCCTTCTCAGCTAAAATCTTGGGTACTGACGCCGAAGTTGTCAAGGGTGACATCATCCATAGGCGACTCAATGGCTATCTGTCACATGATGGGACGACTAGCTTTGGTGGAATGTTCAGCAATGTCCGCATTGTCTGCAGCAACACACTTGGCTGGGCCATGCAAGATGCCAACAAGCACGGCAAACAATTCAAGATCTCACACACCAAACTCGGTGTGTCACAGATTGATTCGACTTTAAGGTCTATTGACATTGCTCGCCAGACCTTTACTCAAGAAGTCGAAGATTACAAGCGCATGGCCGAGACAGCCATGGATTACAACTCTTATCGGACCTGGCTCACAGACCTCTACAACATGCCGAGCGTCAAACAGCAGGATGGCTCCCTGCGTCCAGGTGAGATAGAGGATTCCAAGGTTAAGTGGAACAAGCTGCGCAATGCATGGGCCGGTGGTTATGGCACATCTATCAATGGTGTGTCCGATACTGTCTGGGGTGCTTTCAATGCTGTCACGGAAGTGGAAACCAGCTTGAGGGATGCATCAGACAGCAGGAACATCGCCACAGTCAATGGTTACTATGTCCAGCAAATTGTCAACAGGGCCAGGCGCTCTGCTGCTGAATTGTGTGCAGTATGATGGCACAACCAGCTTCTCAGGGGCCGCAAGGCCCCCTTTTTTTACGCCTGTAACTCGCCATGCTAGCTTTTATTTGTGTTTATTATGTCTATCAAGATGATGTCAAGTATCGGAGAACAATTCACATTTATGCCAAAGACTTGGAGCGTGCGGTGGACAAATGGTCGAACATAAGAAGGGAGAATGAGTTTTTAGACGCCATCTTCTTGCCTACTAAGTGGGATCATTGATTTTTTTCATCAGATGTGCAGCAGGTGCTATGGTACCTCCTGCATGTTTTTTGGAAAAAAACGTTTATCGGTTGAGTGGTGGCCTTGGTTTCCAGGTGTCCAGATTGGACATCATGGTTGCCTGGTGTTCCTGGAAGAATATTTCATCCAATTAAGGGTGCTAAAAATTCTTAATGTTCGGCGTAACACAGCGGACTACAGCGAAGTGGGTAATGGTTTATATTAACAATGTGATCAATAAGGGTCACACCACTTTTTCTCCCCCTCTTTCTCAATTATGATCAGCACACCTCCTAAGTTCAATTTCTGCCCCGATCAAGTCAAAAAATCAAAAGTAGATATGACGATCCGCAAGACCACAATCCGCGCATGTCTCCGTCAGTGTGCCGAGGCTGGTCTTGAGTGTGGGGATTACACTCCTGAACAGCTCCCATTCAACCCAGAATATGCAGGTGATTCCCCGATCTTCCATGACATGGTGTCGGAGATTGAGGAACAACTTCATGACTACATGCTGGAGCTAGCCCAAGACATGATCTCCGCTCATTCAAAATGAACTACACCACTCTCCGCCTTGATTACGCCGAACTTATTGCCTTGAGTGACTCCATTCAAGCAGTCTTTCCAGAGAATTTAAGTGATCAGGAAAATGCAATTCTTGATCGCCTCAGCAAACGCATCAGTAAGGCACTGTATCGCCTGGAGGCCAAGTGATGGCGTACTTACCTGACCTCAATCCTCCGAAACCTGTATCACCTGGCAGCCGACTTTTGTATGCTACTAGGCTCCGCAAAGCATTGGAGCAGTTGATGAATGAAACTGAACGTGATGCATACGAGTCTCTATTTGAACATTTCTCCGACTTCCAAAATGAACTTCTCCAAGAACTCCAAGAATCAGTCCCAGCAATTGATCCAGACAAGCTCCCCGACTGAATCCACCAATCAGCTATCTGCTGATGAATTGATCGGGCTAATCTCTGACATCAAGGTCGAACTTGATTGTGCAGAAGCTGACCTTGACGCCGCCGTAGCTGAAATGAATCGGACATTTATGCACCAAAAAAAATATATTTTCGCCAAAATTGAGGCCTTGCAAGCGGAACTTGACAAGTCAACTAACAACTGAAATTCCACAAAATCACCCAGGGTAACATCCCTGGGTTTTCTTGCGCTCTGCACCAGGTGGATCATCATGTCCGCGCTGGACCTTTTTGCTTTAGTGGTGGCCTTGGTTCTCAGGCTCGAACATTGATATTTTTCATAAAAAGGCTCAGGAGGTGCTATGCTACCTGCGTGCAAACAACACAAAAAAAGTAGTTTTTCGGCGTTTGCACCTATAATGACCGGGTTATTGCAGCAAAAAAGCAAATGAGCGGCACAGGTGACACTGTTCAATCGCTTTCATCTCTTAAATCAGACCATAAAAACGCGAGAAAACGCACACTTCAGGGGAAAAACCTCATCCAAGAGTCCCTAAATCGTTACGGTGCAGCGCGATCTATTGTAATTGATGAATCCAATCGTGTGCTTGCTGGGAACGGCACAATTGAGGCTGCAGCCGCAGTAGGCATTGATAAAGTCCGCATTGTTGAGACTGATGGCGACGAAATTATTGCGGTGCGTCGCACTGGTCTAACGGAAGAGTCGAAAGTTGGTTTGGCTCTGGCCGACAATAGAACTTCGGAGCTAGCCGAGTGGGACAAAGAAATGCTGTCGACTTTATCATCTGAGCATAAAATCGACCCATGGTTTGATGATGACACGCTGCTCGCGCTTCTTGCAGAGGATGAACCTGACTTTGACGAAGGTGAAGTCGCCAATGATCAGCTAGATAAAATCGAAGCAGTTTTTCAGATCATTGTCAATTGTCGAAATGAAGAAGAACAAACGGCGACTCTTGATTATTTGTTGGGTCAAGGGTTGGACTGTAAAGCAATGAATGCTTGATTATGACGCACCTTAAATTCTCAAAATCCTCTGAAATCAAGAGGACTGCAAGAGTCGCTCAATTGGAGGGTCTTTTTGACATCGCGCCATCACCAAAGTCGACTGTATCTTATGATATAGATCTGCCGATTGACACTTTTGACTGGAATATTGGTTTAATTGTCGGCCCAAGTGGTTGTGGTAAAACAAGCATCGCAAGTGAATTATTCGGCGAAAATTTTAATCGCCAATTCACATGGGAACGCGATAAAACAATTGTGGATTGTTTTCCAAAAAATATGGCGATCAAAGATATTACGTCAACTCTGTCGTCAGTTGGGTTCAGTTCGCCTCCCAATTGGTTGCGGCCCTATCATGTGCTGTCAAATGGCGAGCAATTTAGGGTCGATATAGCTAGAGGGTTGGCCGAGTCACCAGACTTGCTGGTTGTTGACGAGTTTACGTCAGTTGTTGATCGCACTGTTGCACAGATTGGCAGCGCGGCTATAGCAAAGGCAGTACGGCGACGTAAGCAGAAATTTGTAGGAGTCGCCTGTCATTATGACATTCTTGATTGGCTGCAGCCTGACTGGGTATTTGATCCTTCCACCTCGCGTTTTGCGCGAGACTGTCTTCAACGACCTCAAATTACTCTCACAGTTGAATCCGTACAAGGCAAGAAATACTGGCCAATCTTTAGTAAGTTTCACTATTTGAATCGCGGCTTACATAATGGTGCAAAATGTTTTTGTGCTTTTTATGAAGGTCGCCCAATCGCGTTTACTGGTGTTCTTGTAATGCCATGTCCGCAAGGTACAAGATGGAAGGAGCATCGTACAGTCTGTCACCCCGACTTTCAAGGAATTGGAATTGGGAATGCAATGTCTAATTTTATCGCGTCTTGCTTTCATGGAACACGCGGCAGATATTACTTGTCTGTAACAGCTAATCCAGCAATGATTGCGCACAGAGCTAAATCGCCGCATTGGAATATGACAAGAAAACCATCAAACAATTGTGATCAAAGGGCGCGACGAAATTTGAAAGCTAAAACATGGCAAATGAGCAAATGGCGAACATCATTAGGCACTGATCGCGTAACTGCAAGTTTCCGCTATTGTGGACCTAGGAACCCAGAGGCAGCCGCACTATTAGGTATTAAGTAATGCCACGTCCACGCAAAGATGGAAAACCTGTTTCGAGACGTGCGTCTGCAGCAGAGAAAATATACAGGTATAATCGCCTGTTTAATCTAATAAGAAATGGTGGCACGGCTCAAGATTGTATTCGTTTTGCGACTTCACAATGGGGAATAAGTGAGGAAACAGCGAAAAAATATTTGCCGCACGTAAAAGGAATGATTATGAAAGATTTCGACATTGATAGGGCACAATTTGTCGCAGAATTGATGCAACAAGCTGCGAGCATACAGATGGAGGCAAGGCGGACAAATCAATTAAATATTGCACTTGGCGCGGTCAATACACTTGCACGTCTCGGTCAAGTTGATAAGTAGTGTCTATATTATCCACAAGAGAAGGCTGTATCCTTGATCGCCTTGAGAGTGGTGATACTAGGATTGACATCGACCAACTACTAAAAAAAATAAAAGCTGAGTTACACCCTGGTCAGCTTGAGTTTGCCGAGGACAGTACAACTGAAATACTCGGGCTAAGTGCAGGCTATGGATCGGGTAAGACTTTTGCGATGTGCTGCAAAGCAACAATCTTGGCAATCGCCAATCAAGGCTACATTGGTTGCGTTATGGAGCCAACTGGCCCTCTTGTTCGCGATATTTGGTTGAATGACTTTGATGACTATTTAGATCGCCACAATATACCACATAGCTTTAGGTCAAGTCCACTGCCAGAATATGTTTTGCATCTCCCAGGCGGAGAAACGAAAATAATTTGCCGAAGTTTTGAAAGTTGGAGTCGTATTGTAGGTCTCAACCTTGCGTGGGTTTTATGTGATGAAATTGATACAGTTGCGCCGAGCATAGCGGACAAGGCATTTCCAAAAATCTTGGGCCGACTTAGGGCAGGCAATCAAAGACAGTTTGCCGTATCATCTACACCTGAGGGTTTCAGGTGGATGTGGAATACATTTGGGACCGAGGAAGCCAAGCAAAGAGATGATCGTAAATTGATAAAAATGAGAACACAAGATAATCCACATTTGCCTGCTGATTTTATCGATCGTATGAGGAGTAACTATGATCCAAAAACTTTACAGGCTTATCTAAATGGCGAGTTTGTATGTCTTACACTCGGCCAAGTTTACAATAGATTCGATCGTAGCAAGCACATTTGCAAGGTTGAGGCATATAATTCTGAGCCAATTCACTGTGGGCTCGACTTTAATATAAACAATATGTCGGCCGTAATTGCAGTTAAACTCCCCGACAAATTGGTTGTCATTGATGAGATTGTGGCGAGTCAAGACACAGATACGCTCGCCAAAGAAATTCGTAGACGTTATGAGGACCGCAAAGTTTACGTTTATCCAGACGCCTCTGGTGGCAATAGAAGCACCAACGCATCGCGCACTGACATTCAGATTCTTGAAAGTTATGGATTCAGTAATCAATCTCCGCGTGCTAACCCACCAGTCCGCGACAGAGTTGCTGCAGTACAGGCGGTTTTAGAAAATGGGAAGGGCGAAGTGCGCTTGCAAATACAGCAGAATTGTCGGAGACTTATAGAGTGTTTGGAGCTTCAAAGCTACAATGATCGCGGAGAGCCTGACAAAGAGGCTGGATATGATCACTTTGTGGACGCATTAGGCTACTTAGTATGGCGACAATACAACCCATTACATGCCCGTGCAGGTCGAGGAACTGGTGTGCGAATCTATTGATTAAACTATAACTATTGGGTGCGTTAGTGCGGTGTATTCAGGTTTTCAGCATTATGATCGACAACACTACAGGCCAGTCGCCAAGGTAGATGATGAAAACTCGGCGTGGCACGCTATGCAGCCGCACTGGGTGCTGATTGAAGACCTTATTGGCGGCACTTATGAGATAAGAAGAAGGCATCGGCGCTACCTCCCGCAGGAAATACGCGAGTTAGATGAGTCATATGATCGCCGTTTAGCAACATCTATTTGTCCGCCTTACTATCAACGACTAGAGAGAATGCTCGCGGGTATGCTCACACGCAAACCAGTGCGACTCAATGAGACATCTGACCAAATACGCGAGCAACTGTTTCATGTTGACCTGCAAGACGACTTAAACGTCTGGACGTATGAAACGGCGAGAAAAATGATACGTTATGGCCACGTTGGTGTTCTTGTTGACGCGCCCACAGATGGCAAGGGTCGGCCATATTATGTAACCTACACGCCAAGAGATATACTAGGGTTCAGAAATGAGATCATTGACGGCGAGCAAGTTCTTACACAGCTCCGATTAAGGGAAAAAGTAACAGTGCCAGATGGCGATTTTGGCGAGAAAATAATTGATCAAGTCAGGGTTTTGACACCAGGAGAATATAAAGTCTATCAACGCGACAATAAGAAAAGCGACTTTGTCATTGTTGATGAAGGCCGAACATCTTTGAGTCAGATCCCATTTAGTGTCGCGTATAGCAACCGTATTAATTACTTTGAATCGCGTCCGCCACTGGAAGACATCGCGATGTTGAATCTAAAAGCGTACCAGGTCCAGTCTGATCTAGACAATCAACTCCACATCAGTGCTGTACCAATGCTCGCTTTTTATGGCTTCCCATCATCGGCTGAAGAGGTTTCTGCTGGCCCGGGAGAAGCCATAGCATTCCCTGCAGATGGTCGCGCAGAGTACATATCTCCGCCAAGTGACGCATTTTCTTCACAGTTCCAGCGTTTGGAGCAAATTGAGCAACAAATAAATGAGTTAGGTTTGTCCGCAGTATTAGGGCAAAAGTTGAGCGCTGAAACTGCAGAAGCCAAGAGGATTGATAGGTCACAAGGCGATAGCACAATGATGGTTATCGCGCAAAACATGCAGGATATGATTGATAATTGTTTGCAATATCACGCCCAATATCTTGGCGACTCACAACCAGGCAGTTGCTATGTTAATCGCGACTTCCTTGGATCTAGGCTTGAACCACAGGAGATTCAGTCACTACTTCAGCTATACACTGCGGGCACAATTACGCAGGAGACGCTACTTTCTCAGCTAAGTGAAGGCGAAGTATTAGGTGATGATTTTGATGTTGATAACGAGCTTGATGCTACGCAAAATGGCGGCTTACTGGATGAAACAGAATCCACATTGATAGAAGAATCCACACCTAACGTCTCCTGATATTTGTGCCAGAATAGGTGCAGCATAATTGGATCTATGAGCAGCAACACTGATCGCCGCCTACTTCAATACACACAGCGCAAGTTGCCCGACAATGTATTTGCAATTATCCGAATGACTTGGTTCTATGATGGCGTCTTAGAATCAGTGGAAGAGGTGCGACTAATTGATGAAGGATTGGAGACATTAAGTGGATTCATTGATTGCATGAAAAGCGCGATAGAAGCTGGCGCAGACATTTGCATAATTTCGCCATATTCAGCAGCAGAGATCGGCCTTGAAGAAGAAGATCAATGACTGTCCCCGCTGAGCTTTATAGAAATGCGATTGATCTCAATCGTTTCAGCAATTCTGTGGCTCGCCGTATTATCAATGTTTACAATGACATTATTGTTGACGCTGTAAATCAACTCAAAATTATCGACGAACTTGGTTTAGATGACGCGAATCAATTGTTCCGCGCCGCAAGGCTGAGAAGTGTACTCGCGCAATTAAAGGAATCACTCACAGGTTGGGCCGGTGACGCAAGTAATTTCACGGCGACAGAGTTGCAAGGCTTGGCGATATTACAAACAGATTTTGTGACTCAGCAGTTAAGAAACGTAATACCTGCAGGATCGCGCTCTTTAGTCAATACTGTTGAGGTTTCGGCTGACTTTGCACGTACTGTAGTCTTGACCGATCCTACTGACATAAACACAGTTGTCTTGAGCGACGATCTGTTTAAATCGGTTTATGGTGTAGAGCAGGGCGCTCAACGTGTGGTAGGACGTTCGACTTTTAACTTAACTTCGTTACAGGGAAGTGCGATAACGCTACCAAATGGCAAGATCATCGACAAAGCGTTCAGAGGCTTGGCGATAAACTCTGCTGAAATGTTTGCTCAAATTACGCGACAAGGGCTCTTATCTGGCGAGACTTTAAATCAAATATCACGCCGACTAAAAGGAAGACTTAAATTTGGTGATTATGCCCCATTGTCAGTCGGTCAAGTGAGAGCTGCTGGTCTGTCTATTAAGCAACTACAACAGGCAGGTGGCGAGCTAACGTCTGTCGCCAATCATCAGGTGCAAACTTTAGTGAGGACGAGCGTGAATCAAATTAGTAACATGGCTGCAATGAATGTATATGAGGCAAACACCGACATCACAGAAAAATATCAATACGTGGCGACATTGGATGCACGAACAACAGCAATATGTCGCGCTTTAGATGGTCAAATGTTCGAGTATGGTAAAGGGCCTGAACCGCCACAACATTTTAATTGCCGCTCAACAATTGTAAGTGTAATCGATTATGACAATTTACCCTTTGATCCACCTGATGATGAGGGTATGAGGTCCGCTATTGGTGGCATGGTTCCTGCCGACACAACATATGGTGATTGGATCGCGAAGCCTGAGAATGTTGCAATTAGGGTCCGAGCGTTAGGCAAAGGTAAGGCCGCTTACTTTGACAAATTAAGGCGCCAACCAGGCATGAATCCACAGAAAGCCTTGCAGAAACTTGTGCGTGACGATGGCAGTGAGCTTTCATTGGCCGACTTGAGGTCTAGATATGGGAACATAGCGCGAGACAATTAAACTGAACTTAGTTGTTTTGTCACCATGCCTTACCCATACACACATAAGTCCGCGACTGCAGTTAAAACAACCAAGAAAAAGTCGACTAAAAAAGTAGAGAGCAAAGTCGATTAAACTGAGTTAGTTGCGCCAAACACATGCCACAAGGTCCAGGAACATACGGATCCAAGATGGGTCGGCCACCTAAGAAGAAGAAAACTAAAAAGGGAGCTAAAAAGTGAATGTTAAACCGGCAAAAGGCAGCCGTGTTAGCTGGCTATATCGCGGTGTAAGAACCTTCGGGGAGGTCACTGGTTATGCGGGCAAAAAGGGAACAATTAAGGGGCCTTCAGGAGGCTCAGTAAGTCGCGTTGGCAGCAAAGAAGATCCTGTGGTCCGCATTAAATCAGAGAGTACAGGCAACCCAGTTCTCAAGAAACAGTCAGAACTCAGCAAAGCCGCGAAAAAAAGCAAAAAGAAATAACGCTGCAATGACTGAAAGTTGCTGGGAGCTTACGGTGAGCGCAGACGCGATTCGTTTATTGAGTCGCTCTGTGTCTTTGTATTTAGAAAAATGGCCTGGCTCTGACCCTGAAGAACAAGAGGCTTTGATAGAGCTGAAGACGTTACTTTCCACCATGGTCCTGGAAACTCTTTATGATGAACAGTCGCCATGAGCCAGAAAGACTCGCGATTAAAGAGGTATGGTTTGTCTGGTTATAACAAACCCAAAAGGACACCTGGGCATCCAGAAAAATCACACGTTGTACTGGCGAAATCAGGGAACAAAATTAAGCTGATTAGGTTCGGGCAACAAGGCAAAACTGGCAGCCCAAAGCGCGAGGGTGAATCTGAGGCAGATCGTAAGAGGCGTAAATCATTTAAGGCGCGTCACGCAAAAAATATTGCCCGAGGCAAAATGAGTGGATCTTATTGGTCAAATCGTGTCAAGTGGTGAAGTTGTCGTTTTGGCGTTTGTGCATAAGAAGCATAAAATGGCTTGTTAAATCCGCTTAAACATGTCACAAGAAGAAACTTCAGTGGAGCAGAGTGTAGATACGCGCAAGCTAGAGGACGAACTAGAGGCAATGCGCAGAAAAAACGCCGAGCTTTTGGATGAATATAAGAAAGCAGTCCAGTCAGCAAAAGCCATTCCTGACGGCGTAGACGTTCAAAAGCTGATCGAATTTAAGCAAAGAACTGAGCAATCAGAGCTGGAATCAAAGGGCAAATACACAGAAGCACGGCAAGCTCTTGAACAACAATATCGCGATGCTGCAGCAGAAAAAGACAACAGAATCCAAGAACTTGAGGCGCGAGTCAAGGAGCTTGAGCTTATTTCGCCAGCCATCACCGCACTTGCTGATGTTGTCTACGACCCTGACATGGTACTCAAGACAAAGCTATCATCTGACAAGATTGAACGTGAGGCCGATGGAACTGTTGTTGTTGTTGATGGTTATGAGCGTAAACCAGTAACTGATTGGGCGAAGTCAAATCTGCCTGAGTGGATGCAAAAAACTCCAAGACCTACTGGTGGCGGAGCACCATCAAGCAGAAGCACTACAGAAGTCCCTTCTGGAACCAAAAACCCATTTCTGCGCGAAAATTACAACTTGACAGAACAATCGCGTCTCTTTAGAACTGATCGCGACTTATATGACAGATTAAAATCCGCAGCTAATGGTTAAAATATAAATAAGCAAGGCTGTGCCTTCGCGCCTCTGTGGGGCAATCTGTAAACCTTTAACGATTATTTATCATGGCGACTCTTCGCTCTGATATTATCGTGCCTGAAGTATTCACTCCATATGTGATTGAGCAAACTACACAACGTGACGCTTTTCTCGCGTCTGGTGTAGTTCAACCACTGGCGGAGCTAAATGCTACAGAGGGCGGCGATTTTATCAGCATTCCTTTCTACAAGGCAAACCTAAGTGGCGACTTTGAGGTGCTGACTGACAGCTCTTCATTGACACCTGGCAAAATTACGGCCGACAAACAAGTTGGCGTTATGCTCCATAGGGGCAGAGCGTTTGAAGCGCGAGATTTGGCAGCACTTGCTGCTGGATCAGATCCAATGGCTGCAATCGGTCAGAAAGTTGCTGATTATGTTGCTAATCAACGCCAAAAGGATCTACTTTCTTGTTTGGCCGGTGTTTTTGGAAGCCTGGGGTCCACTAGCTCTTCTGCTGCTTTCTTCGGGCTAACAGTTGATGGTGAGTCTGGCGATTCACCCACCATGCTTTCACCGCGCCATATTGCTGAGGCTAAGTCCTTGCTTGGTGACCAAGGTGAGAAACTGGCGGCCGTGTGTATGCACAGCTCGGTTTTTTATAGCTTGGTTGAGCGTCGCGCAATTGATTATGTAACTAACACTGAGGCCCGACTGGACACGGCGGCGACTGGTGCAAGTACAATCAATGCTTTTGGCGGCTCAGTTGCTCGTGCATATGAAGACGCGAACACATTTGCAACCTATATGGGTCTGCGTGTGATTGTGTCAGATGATGTTCAGACAGCAGGCTCGGGCAGTTCTACTGAATACGCGACATACTTTTTTTCGCAGGGCGCGGTAGCCTCTGGGGAACAGATGGCGCTAAGAAGTGAAACTGACCGCGATGTGTTGGCCAAAAGTGATGCACTCAGCCTCGACCTTCACTACTGTTATCATCCAGTAGGATCGAAATGGGCAGTGACAACTGTAAACCCAACTCGCGCACAGCTTGAAACTGTGAGCAATTGGTCGAAAGTGTACGAGACCAAAAACCTCGGCATTGTTCGTGCAACTGTTACTTCCAACTTGGACTAAGAGGTAACTAATTATGGCATCAATCTTCGAGGCAACAGCGGGCAAACTAATCGGCCCAACTACTGGTGGCACTGTTACTCAGGCAACCAACAAAGGCACGGCAGTGACTCTGAACACTGATTCGGGCCAAATCACCATGAATAACGCGAGCTTGGCTGGCGGAGCAGAGGTGAGTTTTACGGTCAACAATGACCGAATCAGCAGCACAGATGTGGTTGTGGTTAATCACAGCTCCGCTGGAACTGCTGGTTCATATTTAGTGCAAGCCAACAGCATTGCTGACGGCTCATTTGCAATCACAGTCGCGAACGTTGGCAGTACAGCTAGCGAAGCAATTGTGCTTTCTTATGTCGCACTAAAGGGTGCATCCTCTTAATGGGTTTGTACGCCTTCAAACGTCTCAGGGAGCGCGAGGCTGCTGCGCAAGCGGCGGCCTCTTCCTCTATTGAGAATAAAAAATCGCCAAGTAAGAAGAATGGCAGTGACAATCGACGCAACAGCAGGCGGAGCCAACGCGAACAGTTATCTGACGCTAACGGCGGCAAATGATTTTGTTGACGCGATGGTACAGAACGCAGATGTGACCGACTGGGGCACTGGTACTACTGACAGTCGTAATCGCGCATTAGCTTACGCTGCACAGAGGCTGGACAGAGAAAGATTTCTTGGTGCTCGCGCTACTGAGACACAGGCGATGCAATGGCCTAGAACTGGTGTCAGAAGGCCCGACACCTACATTAATACTTATTCAGTTGGATTTCCATTTAGGGTCACAACAGATTACTACACAGACACTGAGATTCCTTATGAGATAAAGCGAGCGCAGGTTGAGCTTGCCGTATATTTGCACAATAACAAAGATGGCGTGAGTTTGAGTGGGCTAGAGGATTTTAAAAAGCTCAAAATTGGCAGCATCGAGCTTGACACTGACAAATATGGGGCAGTTGGGGCCGATAGAATACCTCCGATGGTCGAACGCTATCTTGTAGGACTTAGAATTAGTGGACCAGGCAACATTGCAGTTAAGCGGAGTTAATCATGATGTTTGACAACGGCGCTGAGGCGATTACTGATACAAACGCACACACAGGGCGATTCTGTGCTGTGTATTTTTATGAAGCAAGCACTATTAGCGCGATAAGTGCTGAAGACATCACCGGCAACTCTCTTGCTAATGAGCAGTTTCCAGCCGACTCATACTTGTATGGCACGATCACAAGCATCACACTGAGTGGTGGTGCAGCAATTGCGTATCGACTGTAATGGCATTAAAAGATGCACTGAAGCGAGCTGCTGACACTGCAATCAAAAAAGTTGGTGGCGACGTTACAGTAAACTTTATAACTCAAGGCGCTTACAACACGACTTCAGGCGAGGTGTCTGAAAGCATTTCATCTGAGACAGTCAAAGGAGTCTTGGATGATGTTAAGAATGTCGAGAAAAATAATTTGACATATGGTGCAAGCAAAACATCGATTCTAGAGATCGACAAAAAACTTACAGTATCGGCGCTATCACTGAGTAATGAGCCGTTGATTGATGACAGAGTTACAATTGAGAGCGTAATCTACCATATTGTTAGAGTCGACGTTATTGAGCAAGACAATGAGGCGATTGTCTATGAGATTTATTTAAGAACGTAATGAGCAGAAAAATCATTAAAATCGACAAGATAGATGATTATTTATATGGTCAGGTTGAACGGCTTTTGCGTGTTGTAGTGTTTGAGACTGACAAAAGGCTTAAAAAGAGTAGCCCAATCGATACTGGCACACTAAGATCAAGTTGGCAGGTCGGCGAGAATACAAGCAATGATGCAAACGTAAAGCCTAAGGGCGACTATGGCATAGCCATCACACCGCAAGTTGGGTTTAACTATACGGCGGGCAAAGAGAAGCTGGGCAATAATTATCATTGCTACAACAATCAGCCATACGCCGAACCAGTTATCTTCGGCACAAACTTGCCATATTCATGGCGAAATGCCAAGCCACCTGGTTGGCGCAGTAAAAACAATCAAATTACAAAAGGCTATCCAGATCAGATCGCCAAAAATATGCAGAGGTTTGTCACAAAGGCATATGATCAAATTGTGCAAGGCAAAAGGTAATGGCGGCTTTATCACTCAATGATGTCCGAGCAGTCATTGAGACGCATTTACTGGCAGGTTTTGGCGCAGACGTTAATACAGAAGCCAACTTTACTTTGATTAGTGAAAGCGGCATAACTATTGTAACTGAGTCGCCTGAAGCGACTGCCACTCCAATAGCGTTCGCCAACCTTGTCTACAAGCCCACCCCTAGAGATTCTTATTTGCAATGTACGGTTGAGTTTGACGCGACACAATACATAACGTTAGGGGACTCAAGTAGCTTATCAAACAGATTATTCGGAGATGTTATTGTCAATATATTCACACCCGCAGGAATTGGTGTGGGGCAAAATTATGATTTAGCGAACAAGGTTTGCAGCCTGTTTACGCGACAGATCTTAAGCGACATACAGTTTCAGCCATTAACCGGCCCTAACATTATTTATAGCAGCAATGTCGGGTCTTTCTTCCAGACTCAAGTGGTAGTGCCGTTCAACGTATTTGAGACTTTATGACATGCCATTTGCCAATCGTAACACAATAAGAGCAACTATTGAAGGCAGACTTGCAACTGAGTTGGCGAGTTCTCCTACAGTTCCAGTCGTTTTTAATAATGTAGTATTTAAGCCGACCCCAAACACAAGCTGGGTCCAATGCCAAGTGTCTTTTGGCGACTCAGATAATCTAACGCTCCAGGGCGATGTTGTAGGTGATGTTGGTGGCGACAATCTTTTGACAGGATTGTTGCTAGTCAATATATTTACGCCTGCTAATACAGGCACTTCCGCGAGCCTTGTTTTAGGTAAACGTATCCGCGATCTCTATAATAGAATTAATGTGTCAGATATTTACTTTGACGCACCAATTGGCCCAATGGTTGTGAATTCCACATTGCCAGACGGTTTTTATCAAACTCAAGTCCGCGCCACCTTTGAATTTATTGAGGAACTTTAATTATGGCATTTTATAGGGGCGAGGATGGCCTTGTTAAGTTTGGTAGTACGTCCGCAGCCATCACAGCTTTAGCTGACGGCGATCTTTGCGTCATTCTTACGACTGGCAACTCTGATTTTACAACTATTGGTGCAGCTGATTCTAACCCAGGCACTATTTTTACAGCC